GTGGCCGGACGGATGGGCGGCCCGGGGCCGGGATGGGTGGGCGTTTTCTGCTGGGCTTGCTTTCACCTGCGGTTTATTTTCCCTTGCGTTGTGATCCGCTTTTGCTATGACAGTAACTCACGCTTGACAACATTTCCCTCGTCGTCGAACGTGAGCCCGCTGTCTGTTGCCAGCTCCCCGGCGTGGGCGAGGGCGTGGCAGTTCCGGCAAAGCAATTCGAGATTGTCCTCGCCGAGCGCAATCTCTGGATTGCTGATATTCTGCGGCGTGAGGTGTTCCTTGTGGTGAACAATCTCCCCGAGTGCCCCGCACCTCACGCATAGGCCCGCGTCCCGGTTAAAGACATAGGCCCGCGCCCGCCGCCACTCTTTCGAGAGATAGAACGCTTTCGCAAAATCACGCACCGCCGCCGCCCTCCTGTCCCTACCTGGAGCCGAGGGGCCCGGGCCTCATATCCCGGCGCGCGGCCCCGCTCCATGCGGCTATATCTCCACAAGGTAAATTAAACCACGTCCTGCGGACGCCGTGCCCCCGAACGGGGCTCACTCGGAAAAATATTTTTTCCGGCCACAAAGGCGGTCAAGTGAGACCTCGAAAAAGTCGGCCAGTGCCTCGGCGTCCGTGATGGAGGGGACCCGCTCTCCGCGCTCATATCTGGCGATCGAGTTCTTGCTTAATCCGCAAAGCTCCGACAATACCCGGCGGCTCATTCCCGCCCTCTCTCGTAGGCGGCGGAGTTGGTTCGGAAATTCACTTGTCATGCGGTCCACCTCCTCCGTAGTTGCGATCAGTTACCCCCCCCCGCCGAGGGGCGTCCTGGGGCGATCATACGGTTTTGCCTCCGTGTCTGTACTCCCGCCCGAGGTTGTATTTGTGCTTTGCCATAACCACGGCGTCCACGTCCACGCCGAGGGCGGCCATGAGGTCCAGAGTGCGGAGGAGGACGTCGGCCAGCTCGACGGCGATCCCCTCCGGCTTGCAAGGACCGTCCGCACCCTCCGCCCCTGGTTGGCCCACTCTGTCGCATATGGCGAAATACTGGCAATCCTCCTCGGCGAGGGCACACGTCCCATAAACGAGCGGGGCCCCGTTCCGATATTCCTCCAGGGCCTCGGAGAGTTCGGCATGGATCAGACAAAGCGCCTCGGGGAGCGCGGGCGGCTTGTCCCACCATCCATGAGCGACGGCGTTGTCGTGGACCTCTTTCGCTAACTGGTTGATGTTCATTTCTCGGCGATCTCCTTCCTGTTGTGGTTTGGGTTCAAAACTTTACACATTTACAAGGCTTTCGAGCGCGGGTTTATTCCCGCTTCTTTTTGGGCCGCTTTCTCGGCGGCGGTTTTAGGACATACTTATAATAGAGGTATCCGTATTTCGTCGCCGTGGCCTCTACGAAAATATAGCCTTTCGGCGGCCTGGGCGGCTTGTTCTCTGTGTAGTTGCGTTTGACGGTGGTCGGTTCCTCATAGTCCGGCTTTTGGAGGGTTTTCCGGGAGCCCTTCCACCTGTGGCCGCCGACCTCCGGCGTCCAGTGATTAAATAAGTAGTTGGCGAGCCCCGTATAGTCCCGCCCCCGGTCCACGCCGTTATAATAGTTATGTTCCCGGAGATTCTCGATCCGTAGAACGGACCCGGCGGTCCATTGCTTGCGGATCAGGTCCTCCGGGACGCCCTCGCTTATCATGTGGAAATGTATCCGGTGAGTGTTTTTGCCCCGGCCCATGTAAAGCATGATTTTAGCCCCTGGGGCGTGGTACATGAGGCGATTATAGAAATTGTCCCGGACCCTCCTCGCCTCCTGGAAGGTGTGGACCTCGTGCTCGTCGTCCATTGTCAAGGTGCTATATAATGAGGTGGGCCCAAAATTGTTATTGACGATCCGGGCGTGTTTCCGGCGGGAAATCCCGAGCTTGTGGGCCGCCCGTTCCTCCTCTGTCTTGAAACGCGGTCGCGGCCCCGCCTTGTCCAAGTTCTTTAATCTGTCCGGGACAGTGAAAACCACTTGCTCGCATACGGCCCCCGAGAAAATCCGTCTTTTGACTCTTTGCATATCAAAAACCGCCTTTTCTTTTGGCTTGTGGCCCTTGCTTTTTCTCCCCGGAGGTGTTAGTATAATAAAGGTATAGCAATCAGCCCTCCGGACGGTTGCGCCCCGGACGCTCTCGTCAAGCGTCCGGGGCTCTTTTTTATGCTCTGGAAATATAGGGTTTCGCGGCGGCGGTGAAGTCCTTCCCCTGGGCGAGGTCGACGCCGATCACATAGCCCCGGGCCCGCTCTGTCGGCGTGGCTCTGGCCGTCTCCGCGGTTTCCGGGCGGCGGTCCATGCACTCGCACCGCTCGCCGTGGTCCAGGTGGTCCCCGCACCATGGACAAGTTTTATAGTGCTTTCCCATTCTTCGAGGCTCCTTTCCTAAAAAAGCCTAACTTGTGATATTTCCGCCTCGACCCGCTCGCTTGCCTGTTTGAAACAATCCGGCGCGATCTCCATTCCTACAAAGTGCCTCCCGGTTTTTATGGCCGAGATCGCCGTGGTCCCGCTCCCAATGAACGGATTGAGAATCACGTCGCCCTCTTTTGAAAATGTGGAGATCAATTTTGAGAGGAGCTCGACGGGCTTTTGGCAAGAGTGAATTTGTTTATTCACTTTCTGGTATTGCAAAACGTCCGAGATCGGCCTCTCCGGCGTTTCAGGCGTTCCCTTAAAACACAAATACATGGGCTCATACTGCGGCCTCGTGTAATATCCGATCCCGAAATTGTTTTTTACCCATATCGGCATTGACTTGATCTTGTACCCTGCCCCGAGGAGGGCCCGCTCGAACGAGCTCACGGTCTGCCAGCCCATAAAGGAAATGAGGCTCCGGTCGTCTTTCAGCACCCGGAAACACTCCCGAAATACGTCCGTCAAAAATGCGGTGAAGTCCTCGCCGCTCATATTGTCGCCCTCGATCGCGCTCGTCGTCCCTCTCTGCGGAACGAGGTTTATATTATAGGGCGGGTCTGTGAGTACAAGATCGACGCTCTTGGTCGGTATGGTTTTTAGTAGTTCGAGACAATCCCCGAGGAGGAGGCGGTCGACCTGGAGTTGGTTTTCAACGCCCCCCCCCCCCCGCGTTATATGCTGTACGCATTTACTCATTTTCACCTCCCCGGAGCTCCGCGATCCAGTCCGCGGCGATCCGCTTTCCGGTGTAGTAGATGGCCGGGATCGGGAGGAGGAGATACTCCCCGCCGTGGGCAGTATAGCCCCGCTCGATCAGGGCGGCCCGTTGCCCCCATACAAAGGCGGCGGCGGTTATCAGGAGGACGGCGGCCAGCTCGACCGCCGCCGCGATCCGGTTCTTTCCTTTGTTCACGTCTCCGCCTCCCTCTCTATGTCCCCGACGGTCTCATACTTGCGGAGATCGCACTCCCACGCCCGGACAAAGCGCCCGAGGAGAGGGAGGGCCCGGAGGCGCTCCAGGTGGAAAAATGAGGTCCGGCGTTTTTCGCAAAGGCTGGAGCCGTATTGTTTATGTAGGCTCCGGCAATTCAAACACGGCGGAGGAAGGTCCCGCTCTGGCGTTGTGGGCTTGTCCCTCATTTCTGCGCCGCCTCCTCCCGCTTTATCGGATAGGCAAGGCGGCCCTCGCCGTCGAACGCGATAACCTCACAATCCCCGCTCAACACGAGACAACCTTTCTTTATCCCCTCCGCGATCGTCTCCATGTCCCGGGCGAGGGCGTCCGACGGTTTGATTGTGTTGATCTTCACAATCAAAAGGGGCGTCATGTTCACGGCCCCACCACCTCCCCGAGCCTTTCAAAGGTGCAAGCGCGGGCGATCTGCGTCCAGGGAGTGCGCCACAATTTCGCGGCGGCGATCATAGCCTCATAGCGGGAGGCCCCGAGGACCTCGACCGTCTCAAAGCCGGAGCCGGGAGGAGGGGAGACCCTCCAGCGATAGACCCGGCGGCTCACGGTTCCACCTCCGCCGCGGGCTCATACTCCCCGCCCAAAACGCCGACCTCCACGCCGCCGACCTTGATAAATAGGATCGGCCCATACTGCCCCGGCGCTTGCCGGACAACCTCGTACACGCCGCCCACCTCCGGGCGGTTTTCGGGATCGGTCGGGAGTTCTTTTGTAATCTTGATTTTCAAGCGTTTTCCTCCTCTCTGGCCTCTGGCCCTCTAAAAATTACGACCATACTCGGAAACGGGGCCGCGTCTCCCGTCTGTCCGTTTACCCGGAAACGGAGGCGGCCCTTGATAAAGCGAATTTCCGCCTTGTGATAGATGTACTTATGAAAAGCGAGCGTATCTGTCCGGGCCGGAATGAGCATAACCACCACGGCCCCGGGCCGCTGGCCCTCCTCTGCGGCTTTCTTGATCCACGCCTCCTGTCCTGGGTTGCCCTTCGTCCGCCGAGAATACGGCGGGTTACAGAAAACAGCACCCCCCCCCGGAGCGATCCACGCTCTGGAGAGGCCGTCGTCCTCCGGCGTGAAGTAGGCCGCGCATTTCGCGGTCTCCGGTAGGGCGCAAGCGTCGAGGGTAAAGTGAAATTCCTCGTTGAGTTCCGCGAAAAAGTCGGGAGGCGTCTCCCAATCGTCGCGGCTTGAGGAAAAAAGAGCCTCGTTCATACCTCAACCCCCAAAATATCCCGGACGTTGCGGTCGTCTATGTAGCCGTCCGCGAACACTTTCCGGCAGTTGTTCCCATGGAGGGCGATCATATCCGGGAGGTTATCGTTTACGGCGTCGAATGTGAGGCCCTGGGCCGCGCTCCAGTTCACGGCCTCCTCCAGGCGTTCGCCGACCCGGCACGTCCAGAGGATGAAACGATCCCCGGCCCGCTGGGCGTCCAGTACGGCGGAGATCATTTCCTCCCGCGGTTCCCCGATCTCCGGGTATCGGTCAACGCACAAGGTCCCGTCGAAATCAATAGCGTAAATCATGGCGTTTTCTCCTTTTTCTCAAATACCCCCGCCTCAATCATCCGGGAGACTATCCGCTTTATCATTACGGGCGGGACGGACATAGCGCAAACATAGAGGGCCCGGTAATAGGTATTTCTGATAAAGTCGAAATCCTCCGGGAATGTCTGTATATGGATCAGGTCCTCAATACTTACCCGCGTTTTTTCCTCTCCCCGGTATTGGTCCGTCCTCGCCGTGAGTGTTGGCGGTATGTCGTTTTCCCATACAATCCGGGTTGTAAAGCAACGCTCCCGCTCCCCGATCCGCTTATATACGGCGGCGAGGTCTTTGTCCTCCGGTGTCGCCTTTTGCAAGGCCCGAAACGACATACTTTCCTGTCTTACCGCTCCGCCCTCTCCCGACTTGATCTCCCGAAAACGCACCGGCTCATAATAAAATGACATATCGAGATCGACCGGATCGACGCCGAGGTCGTTCCGTATTCCCACGAAAAAAACTCTATGTCTCGTTTGTGGGACTCCCATGTTTTCACCCTTGAGGAGCCAATGGTGGACCTTGTACCCCGCTTTCTTGAGGTGCTTGTAAATCTTCTGGACATACCCCCACGCCTCGCCCATAATCAGCCCCTCGACGTTTTCCAGGATCACGCACCGCGGGCGGAGCTTTTCCACTGTCTCAATGAATACAAACGGGAGATCGTCGAGGGTCTGTTCCTTTTGTCCTTCCCGGAATTTTTTCGCTTTCCCCCATGTTTCCGCCCTTTTCCCGGCGACGGAGAATGTGGTACACGGCGGGGAGCCGTCCAGAATGTCCAGCTCAAAAAGCTCCCCGGGAATCTCCTCGGTCGGGAGCCGGTTAAACTCCCGTATGTCCATGAGGTAGTTGTATTTTGGGGCGTGGTTCCTCACATAGACCTCATTCATACGTGGATCAATCTCCACGCACCCGAGAACGTCGCACCCGGCGAGCTTGTAGCCCATAGTCGACCCGCCGCCACAAGCGAAACACGAAAATACTTTTAACCCGTTCTTTTCCCTCGGATAGTCTGAAAATCTCCATTTCCAATCCGTCGATTTTTCCGGCTTGAATTGCTCCCCTCCCGGCGTCAAATCAAATATAGAGAGGTTTTCCATGAGATCACTCTCCGGCCTCAAGATCGCAAGAGCGGGTTTCGCTCCTGGATACCTTGATTTTGCCCTTGCTGGTAATGGAGAATTTCGCTTTACACTGGCCCCGGATATTGAGAGACGCTGAGGAGATCGGGCCCCGGGCGATCAGCTCGACCACACGCTCCAGGAGTTCGATCGCGCCGTCCCCGGCGATCGGCTTAAATCCGAGGTCCTCGGCTCTTTCCCCGAAAAGGCGGTTTACACGGTCCCGGGCGTCCTCGATCTGTTCCGCCGTGCGGCGGGCCGTCCGGGCACTCGGGCAGGAACAAACCTCCGTCGCCGTCTCGTCCGCCGCCGCCTGGGACGGATGTGGGCCCACCTCCTGGAGCTGGCCGCAATACTTACACGCCCCCGTCGTGACAGCAAAGGCGACGCCGACCTCCGGCTTTCGGTTCTCCACGGCCTCCGGGCAATCACAAACGCGGGTCGCGGCGGCGTTGGCCGTCCGCTGTGTGGGATAACCGCCGCCCTTTGCGCCCTCCAGGGTAACGCCCCACTCTCGCCCGCAATAGTTACACTTGCCAAAGGTGAAGGAGCCGACCTCCTCGTCCTCCTGGGCGTCAAGCGTGGTTTGTTCGCTGTCCCCGGCGGGCGGCTCCTCCCCGGTCGGACCATCCTCCGCCGCAGTGAGCCCCTCTAGGTATGCGGAGAGGTCCCGCTCCTCCTGGATTAGCCGCGCCTCCTCAATATCGTAATTGTTTGATACCTTCGTTTCGGCGTCGAAATTAGCGATCTCGCCGCGGCGGGAGCGGATCGCCGCGAGCTTTTCCCGGGCGCGGTCTGCTGTGGTAGGTGCCGGGGCTCCGGCGTCCTCCAGGGCGTGGCGGAGTTCCGCCTCCTCTCTTGCAAGCTCCGCCTGTTCGGCGTCCAGGGTGGCGTCCTCCTCCTGGAGGGCGGCGCGGTCGTTCGGGTCCACCTTGTCCCGGCCCTCGAAATTGAGATAGGCCAGCTCCCGGCGGCGGTTGTCAATCCTGATTAACCGATCTTGCACTTCGGCGAGGCGGGCCCGGTCCTGGTTGATCGCGGCGATCATGCGCTCGTGATCCTCCGGGCTCATGTCCCCGGCGTATGTAAAATAGTTGGAGCCCTCCTCCGGGCTGGGCGCGTCGGAGTAGGGGAGCGCCCCGGCCTCTCCGGCCTCCGCCGCGGCCTTTGTGACGGCCTCCAGCGTGATAGACCAAACGGCGACATTTTCGTTATAGATGGGCTCGACCTTACTCACGACGGCAAAGCGTCGGGCCGCCTCCTCCGGCATGGATACCGGGGAGGACCACTTATAGGAGGTCTGCCCCTCTGCAACGGTGGAATCCGCCGCAAGGATCACGCGGTCCGACGGTTCCCCGTCGCTCGGGTTTTTCAGCCTGTGCCACGGCTCCCGGAGGAAAACAGCGTCCCCCGGCTGGACGGGCGGATCGAACACATTCCCGGAATTGAGGAGCGGCTCCCCGTCCGTGTCCGCAACATACCAGCGCCCCGGGGCCTCTGTGCTCTCCAGCATTTGAGCCCCCTCGACATAGGCGGCGGGCGCGGGCTTGATCGGCTTCGTGATGGTGAGGCCGCCGAGCTTTTCAAATTCCCGGGCGTCCTGGGCTGTCATAATAATTGACTTCATGGTATAGCAATCTCCTTTCGTTATTTCCGCCTCCGAAATTGGGCGGCCTCTGGACAGGTTTTCCAGTGAGGAACAAAGGCGGCCTCAAGCCCCGGCCTTTCCTCCTCCGGTCGTGCCCTTCGCCCGAGGAGGACCGCTCCCTCGTCTGTGACAAAGCGGTCCGATCCGTCCCCCTCGACGATGAACACGGGCTCCGGGTCTACGGGCATATATTTGCCCTCCGTGGTGGTGATCCAGTCGATCGGGGCCCCGCACCCTTTGCAAGTGCTCACGGTTTCGCCTCCTTCCCGCCGATGGTGATAACCAGGACCGGGGCCGGGTCGTCGCTCGGCCATACCTCCGGCCATTCGTCCAGGTCCAGGGCGAGGCGCTCGACCACGTTGTCCCCGCATACCTCCACGCAACGGGTAGATCGGAGCTCCTGGGCCGTTCCTCCGGCCACGCCCTCGCACTCATGCGGGCCCATACGGTGGACGATAAAGACACGGTCCCGCTCCTGGAGGACGGCGAGGAGGGCGGCCAGTGTCACGCAATCCCGCCGAGTTTCTGCCATTTCTGGACCGCCTCCTCTCTCAAAGCCTCCGCCGCCTCGGCTCCGAAAAGCTCGAAAACGGTCCGGGAGGTGTTCGCCGCCGAGTGTTCCGCCTTGATATGTTCCGGCGATCCCTCGGGATAGAGGGCGAGGTCCGCCGCCGCGAGGAGGAAATAGCCCCGGAGGGTGGTTAAAATGTTGTCGGTCTGCGTCGGCATGGTATAGCAATCTCCTTTCAGTCAAAAAGCGATATTTGAGCGTCCTCCGCCGCAAAGCGGGCGTCGAGTTCCGCGACGGTTGCGGGTTTTGTAAATTTTCTCGGGCTCGCCGGGTCCAGGGCGAGGAGCTTTTCCCATAGTTCCGGGTGTTCTGCGCGGAGCCGTCGAAATTCATTTATTCTCTGATTGTGGCAAAACCAGCACCCGAGGCGGGTCCGCCCCTTTTTTGTATGCTGGGGACAAAAGGCCCTCGCGCTTGCAAATATCAAAAGCCGCGGCCTCTGTGATCTCTTGCTCCACAAGCGGCAAATATTTCCCGTCGACCGTTTTCTTTTTTACCCGCTTTTTTTCGTCTGCGGCAATGCCTACAATCGAAACATACTCTCCGGCGGTCTTTCTCCAATGTTCGATAGGCGGTATTTTCAACGATCCGTTACACCACGGAGCCCACAAGCTCGGGAATCCCCATATTTGCCCTTTGTTTTTTGAGCATTTGCGCGATTTTACGGTATAAAAACACTCGCAATATGTTCTTTTTTCCTGGACGATCGTCGTTTTTATCCCGTAACGGCTTTTTAAGAGCGGGATCGCCGTACAATGGATAAATTCCTCGTGTTCCGGTAGCTCCGCCGACGTTTCGCGGTCGAACATGATCCGGCAATAGACCGCCTCGTCGATATGTACCCCGGCCCGCTCGGCGGCCACAATCGCCGCGAGGCTGTCCTTGCCGAATGAGCACGACGCGACATAGTTCATTTTGGTATAGCAATCTCCTTTCCTGTCAGTTTGCCGCGGCCCGCTCGCCCCGGCTCTTGATGTTCCTCTCAAAGGTCCGCTGTGCGACCTCGGCGCTATACACCCGCCGACCGTACTCGTCTACGGTCCCGTTGTAGCCGTTCTGGAGTTCGCGGTAAATTGTGGCTACATGGTAGCCGACTTTCTCGGCAATCACCGCCGCCGGAGCGCCCCCGTTGTGTAGTCTCTCAATTTCCGCCCGCTCACTCGGCCCGAGATAGCGGAGTTTCCGGCCCATGTTCCCCGGCCTCCTTCCCTAAAACATAAAAAAATTGAAGTGCGTCGAGCTCTTTCGAGCTTTCGCACTTCAATGGTAAATCAACATTCGCCGTTTGTCAAGAGAAATGCGAAAAATTTTATAAATTTTTTTAGCACAATGCGGGGAGGCCAGGAAAGGCGGCGGCGAAAAGCTCCGCCGCGGTATGGAATCCGAACATTTTCCGAGGATAGTTATTGATCCATTCTGTCGTCTCCCGGAGCTTTTTCCGGGAGACTTTCTTAAAGTCCGTCCCTTTCGGGTGGCGGCGGCGGGTCATGCCGTTTTGTTTCTCATTGGAGCCCCGTTCGCTGGAGCTGTACGGATGGCAATAATAGACCGTCGTCCTCTTTTCTCCCGGGCGTAGACAAGACCGCTCCATACCCTCCACGTCCGCAAACTCGGAGCCATTGTCAACGGTGATTGAGCGGAACACAACCGGGAACAAAGTCCCGAGTTTCCGCTCCAGGCGGTCCAGGGCGGCAACGACCATTTTCGCCTCGCCCGTTTTAATTTTTATGTTTATTTGGTTCCTTGTAACGCGGCCAGTCAGGGCGAGGACCCGCTCCAGGCTCCCGTCCTTGGCGCTCTCTACTGTGTCCATTTCCCAATGCCCGACCTCCTCCCGGGCGTTGATCTCCCTGGGGCGCTCCTCTATGCTCTTACCCCTGCAATTCCGGGCGGCCCTTGGCTTTTGCTTTTCTTTCTTTTTGCCCTGGTTCCGTTTAATGGGGAGGTCTGCGCTTGAAATGCCCGGTATAATCCCCATTTCGATATAGCGGTAAAGGGTCCGGGGCGATATTTTAGTATCAAATTCCATCCCTTTAACCGCAATTTCCCCGAGGGCGGCCTCCGGGGACCGATAGCCGTCCTTTAGGACCTCTCCGAGGTAGTTTGCCAACTTGTGGTCCTTCCCGATCTTGAGGTCCGGGCCCTTACCGGAGAATGTGGCCTCGTATTTCTCCCGGGCGATCTCGGGTATATAGCACTCATAATCTATGAGGTCCGTCGTGCGCTGGACGCCGAGTCCCCGCTTGATCTCCCGGTAAATAGTGGAGACGTGCCGCCCGATCTCGTCGGCTATCTTTTGGGGGTTCCATCCATCCTTGAGGCGGGTTTCAATTCGTAGCCGCTCCCTCCAGGTCAAATGTTTATAATGCTTTCCCATAACGCAAGCCTCCAATATATAAAAATCCCCGCTCGACCACTGGCCGGGCGGGGTTGTGTTTATATCAGGTCCCGAGGGTGTACGCCGAGGGCGTCCGCAAGGGCGAGGGCGTTCTTTAGGGAGGTATTCTCCACTTTTGAGGTCCCGCCCTCTATCCCTTGTATTTGCCGGATACCTACGCCGGATAGCTCCGCAAGCTCGCGGAGCCCGAGCCCCCGCTCGGCCCGGAGTTTTGCGAGTTTGCTTGTGCTGGCCGTTGTTCCCTTTCTCATGCTGTCCGCCCCCCTTGTGTTTGTGCCTCTCATATTACGCTAATTTTACCATAAAGTCAAGCCCAAAAAATCCGCCGGGGGAAATTCTTCCCGCGGCGGGTGTTTCTATCCCGATCCGATCAGCCAGTCCGCCGAGACGGCGAAAATTTTCGTTAAGGCGAGGAGTTCATAGTCGGTCACAAGGCGGGAGCCGCTTTCGATCCGGCTTATTACGTCCTGTTCCATAATGACGCCCTCTGTGGTCATTTTCGCCGCAAGGGCAGACTGTGACAATCGGGCCCGGAGGCGTAGTTCTCGGACGCGGTCCCCGGATATGTTCCCCTTTCCCTCAAACTGGAATTTTTTCACGGTTCCGCCTCCTTGCTATGGAAATACCCCATATTTTAATTGACTTTAACATGAAAAAGCCCCCTACTCATGGTAATATTACATAGCTTATCAAAAGAAAAGGCGTACCAAAAGCAAAGAAAAGGGCCGGAGGCGTTACCCTCCAGCCCTTTTTTCTACTGCTTGCCCTCCCGGGCGTCGTGATATGTGGCCGCCACAACCACGGCCTTGAGCGTCTCCTTGCGGAGGTTGAGGTCCGTCTCGCATACCTCCTCCGGGGTTCCGCCGTTCACGGCTCCGGCCTCCAGGAGCGCCGCGGCGGTGGGTCTCCAGTATTCCGGGACGTCCTTCAAATCCTTATAGACCGGGTTTTCCTCGTCGAGGACCTCCCGGACGGTCTCCCGGATCAGGGCCTTTAATTCCTCTTTGCTCATGTTCTCGATCTCCTCCTCATAGTTGATATAGGGGATTTTCCCCCACTTGGTCCACTTGCGGGCGTTGTATCCGGCCTTTGTCCCGATATTGGAGACGGCGGTCACTTGGACCTTGTTCCTCCATTTCGGAGTACATTCGACCGCGAGGCCGTCCCCGATATATACCCCAATATGCCCCTTTACCCATACCGCCGCCCCGGGGACGATCCGGGAGAAATCGGTGGAGACCTCCTTACAAATTTTAATCATGCCGTCCGCCGACACGTCCGGGCAAGCCCCCGCCGCAAATGCCGCCGCGGTCGGGTAGGTTGCGCCGCCGTATCTTTTGGAGGCGTCCCCGCTCCAGCCCCACAAAATCCCTTTTATTAGGTTTACGCAATCAAAACCGAATGTATCGGCGGAGGCGGCGTTGATCCGTGCCTTTTGTGCCTCGCTTGTATTGTAGGCGTGATTTTTGGTATATCTCGCCTTGTTCTCCGGCGTCATAGGGGCCCCAAAGCACCCCATGATATAAAGGGTTTTGAAATTCCCCGCCACGGCGAGGAGCTTGTCCACAAACACGCCGGAGGGCATGAGGCCGGAGGTGTCCGCCGGAGCGTATCGGTCAAAGTAGGTTTTCCCGTACCCGGCGCGGCGGGCCCGGGCGGCCCCGCCCTGGTCGGCGGGCCGCTCAAACTGGAGGAGGACGGCGTCGGAGGCGGTTCGGACGTCCTGTGCGCTTTTCAGCGTGGAGAGGACGCCCTTGTAACTCCCGGCGAGCTCCTGGAGTAAAAAGCCGACCTGTGCCTCCAGGTCCCCCACGGACCGACCCGCCGCCCGGACATAGGCCAGGAGGGCCGCCTTGCGGGTCTTATAGGTCCACTGTGCGAGGCCATACCCCGCGCCGTCCCCGGCGAAATTGGTATAGGTTCCGGCGTCCACGGCGGCGGTATAGGCGGCGTCTGTGAGGCCGAGCTTTTTCTCGTGGGTGTTTTGCAAGTTTGCCGGGTTGAGGCCGCTCTCGGCGTAAAGGTTCCCCATGAGCCCCGCCGTCCCCGCGGGCGTCAAGCCCGCGGCGGTGAGGCGGCTCCAGATATATTTTTCTCTTTCTGCCCCTGTCATTTCAGCAGCTCCTCCCCCTTATTTTCCGTTGTGCTTTTCAGCTTTTCAATCAATGTCACAAGGAAAGACGGGAGCGGGACGCCGATCTGCGAAATGTTCTCAAGGATCGAAATACACTCATTGAGAACGAGCCAGATTGTCACGAGGAGGCCGAAAAAGAAGAATCCGCCGAAATCGACCCCGATCTGGCCCGCCGCCGTCTGTACCACCCAATCGGCCACAATCGCCACGACGACGGCCAGGAGATAGGCGGCCTTTTTTACAATCCCCATAATTCCCACGCGGGAACAAAGCTCGCCCCGGGTCCATGCCCGGACCATGCCGGAGATATAGTCCACGACCATAACGAGGAAAAGGACCGCCACGGGGAGGGCGAGTTCCTGGAAGTATGCCGCGGCTCCGGCCACGGCGGCGGCGATCACGCCACGAAAAATATTTTCTTTCATTGTCTTTTGTTCCTCCTTCTTAAAGCTCGGCCTTTATGGCCGCCACAATATCCGCCTTGAGGGTTTTCCCGGCGAGGCTGATCCCGTGCTCCTTGGCGTATTCTTTGAGTTGGGGGATCGTCATAGCCTCCAGGTCCGCGGCCTCCGCCGCCGCGGGCGCGGGCCTGTCCGGGAGGCTCCAGGCGTCCGGGTCGTCGTCCGGGCCGAAACTCGTCTCCCGGATACACTCCCGGACGGTCCCGTCTGTCCAAACCATATACTCGCCCGCCTTATATGTATCATGGGCCCCCTGGACCTCCACAAAGGGGCGGGCGGTCTCCGGCGTGTTTCCGTGGAGCGGCCTCCAGAATGTGCGCCACGCGGTCCCCTCCGGGGAAATGTCCGGGTAAACCGCGCTGTCGTGCTCCTGGAAACACTCCCACGTCTGGCCGCCCGCGTTCCGCACGTCCCCGACCTTATAGGCGGTCCCGGGTCTCCAGTCCTCATAAAGGGCGGAGACCGCGATCCTCTGGCCGTCGTCGAGGTCCAGCCCCGGCAACGTCAGGCGGGCGATCTTTGCGGCGGCGATCGTGGCCTCCGGGCCCATGCGCTGGACGGTCGCGGCAACGGGGAGGGTGTGGTCCACCTCCACAAGGACGCTCTCCAGCTCGTACCATTCATAGAAAAAGCCTCCTTCCTGGGCCTCGTGAATCAGGGCCCCGATTATGCACTCGTAAACGCTCCTTTTGTCCTCCTGTGCTCTTGTGAAGGATACGACGGGGTCCAATACCTGGATCGCCTCGTCGGATTTAATACGGATGTAACGGCGGGGCCGCCCGCCGTCCCTCATTATGCCGATCGTGTATTCAAGCATAGGTTTCTCCTCCTTTTGTCCGCCTCCCGGACGGCGTTTTTCAAAACTGGCCGGATCGGGAGGACGTGCTTTTCATACTGCTTCTTTCCTGCACAATGTTTAAGCTGTCCGGCCCTGGACAGAATCCCCCGGGCCTGTTTCGGGTCTACCCGTCGCCGCGCCTCGATCCGTTTACTCGCCCGTGTGCATTGTCTTTTTAGGCGGAGGAGGTTCCGCTTGCGGATCAGGGTTAAGCCCCGTTTCATGCGATACCCCACGGCGTCGACCATGCGCTTTCTCGTGTTGTAGACTTGCCAATTTCCCTTTAGTCGTAGGCCCATAGGGGCGAGAAATTCCATAATTGCCCGGATCGCCTTGTGGAGCTTTTTCTTGTTCGGGCTGAAAAAGGTAAAATTGTCAATATACCGCCCATATCGGCGGATACCGAGCTTTTCCCGGATATAGTGATCCAGGGGCTCAAGGACAGCGTTTGCAAGCCATTGAGAGATATAAAAACCGATCTTTATCCCGCCCTTGATAATCCTCCATACGAGGTCAAGAAAGGCCCGGTCCTTGATTTTCCGGCTTAAAAACCGCATAACCACGCGAGGGGATAGGGAATCATAGAATTTCTTTATATCTGCCTCGGCGGCGTACTTTGTGCCCTTGCGATCCTTGTCGAGCCACTTCTCGATCGCCTTTTTCTCCTTGTGCGGCCCCCGGCCCGGGATACTCCCACAGCAAAAATGATCCATACCGCGCATGAGGACCGGGCGGAGGGTCTGGACGATCATGTGGTGGACGTATTGGTCCGGCCAGAGGGCGGGCTCGTTGATAATGCGGGTTTTTCCGGCGGCTGGATCGTATCGCGGGAATGTGCGGGGCAGTTTCGGGTGGAAGTCTCGGACGATCTCGCAAAGCTCCGCCGCCCGTTCCTCCTTTGTCCGCTCTACCCATTGAGCGGTCTTGTTGTTCTTGCGGTCCTCGTTTATTTCTGCGATTGCCTGGAGGGCGTTTTCCTTTGTGCAAAGCCTCTCCATTAAAAAGCCTGTTCTTTTCATGTGTTCGCCTCTCGGATGTAAATAAATTTTCTTATTCACCTCACGGTCTTTCAAATCCAAAAGGGCTTACTAAACCGTGTCCCTACGGCAATTTTTACCGAGCGGTACGGAAAAGACTACGCGGTGAGACTGTATCTTGAATAAGCTGGCGCGAGCCGAGGTTGGCGTTGGTGTTGGTGGGCGCGTTGTTGCCGTTGAGGTAGAACGGCCCCGCGTTGGTGCCGTTGCTATAGTTGCCGCCGACATTGAGGGCCCGGACCCCGGTGTTATAATTGCAATAATCCGGGACGCGGGAGCCAAAAAGCCCGGTCGCATAGCGTAGCCAGTCCCTTTTTATTTGTATCCCTCCTTTTCGTCAATGTGTGTTTATCGTTACCTCCGGGGGGTTGCGACCCCCCGGTCCCCCCGGCGGCTACGCCGCCCGAGGGAGCTTTTGAAGGCGCGAGCCGAGGTTGGCGAAGGTGAGGGCGGGCGCGTAGTCGCCGTAGAGGTAGAACGGCCCCGCGCTGGTGCCGTTGCTATAGTAGCCGCCGACATAGAGGGCCCGGACCCCGGTGTTATAATAGCAATAATCCGGGACGAACGTCGTCTCGGACCCGCCGATCTCCGAGGGATAAATAAAACTCGGGTCGTTGGTGTCGTGGCCCCATGCCTTGATCCATCCACTCGACGCGGCCCGTTTGTTGCTCCGCACCACGGCCCCGGTCCCGTTGTAGGCGTCGGAGAAGTTAGCCGGGTTGTTATAGGTGCAAATATTGGTATCGGAGAAAATGATCCCGTCTCTCCACTCGCGGACGTTGCCCCACGGGTTTTCAATGTTCCGATACTGGACGGCGGTCTGGCCGTCTGTCCCCGCGGCGCGGCCTGTGTGGTAGGTCATGGAATCGGTGGCCCCGGTGTTGATCTTTGCGCCGGAGCTTACGTTACCCTGTCCGATCGCCGTCTGGCCGTTCCAGTCCGCATATTCCACGATATACAAAAACCACCACGTCAAATGTAAAGCAATATCCGCTTGCCAATACTCCGCGCCGAGGGCATGAATCCCGCTCCTGAAGGTGGCGAGGGGCGTCGAGACTTTCGGGGCCTGTCCGCTCCTGGACATATAGGAGCCGTCGCACTCATAGCGGCCAATATAGACAACATCCCGCTCGCCGACTCCGTCCCCGCGGTCCCGGTGGGCCGGGGAGACCTGATAGCCCGGGGTCGCCTTGTCCGCGATCTGGACCTTAAACGGCGCATGAGATACCTTTACCCAATATTTCGGAATTTTCACAAGGACGTTATTCCCGTCCGTAACTTTTGTCATGCCGGACCACGGGAGGCAGTTGTCAAAGGGGGAGGACCCGGCCCCGTTTCCCACGGCTGGGACGGGGTCCGTAAAGAGGGCCGCGTCGTCGCCTCTTGTGAGCTTGGTCGTGCTGGAGCCGTCCCATGCCGTGCTATAAATATGGACATAGGCGAGGGAGAGGGTTTTTGTCTGGCCGTTCGCCGTGATCTGGACTGTCCCGCTCGCCTCCTGTCCGCTCTTGGTGGCGGTTATAGTGTAGGTGCCCGCCTCCTTTACCGTAAAGACGACGGAGCCCGTGGAGGTCTTTGTCTGCGTGTTGGAGCCCTTCGCACAAGTGACGGTCGAGCCGCTCTCCACGTTGACGGTAATCGTAGCGGAGAAAAATTCAAGGTTGAGGACTTTCGACTGGCCGCCCGCCGTGATCTGTACCGTCCCGCTCGTGGTCTCTCCATTCATGGAGCCTGTGATCTGCCACGTCCCCGCATTGTGGACCATAAACACGACGGAGCCGTTGGAGGTCCCTTCGAGGGAGGTCTTGCCGTCCGTACAAGTGACAAAAGCCCCGGCGGCGATATTGACGGTAATCGTGGATCGGAAATATTCAAGGGTGAGGGTTTTCGCCTCGCCGGAGGCGGTGATCTGGACCGTCCCGCTTGTGGTCTCGTCTCCCGTGGTGGCCGTTATGGTGTAGGTGGCCGCCGAGGTGACGGTAAAGACGACGGAGCCCGTCTCGGAGGTTTTGGTCTGCGTTTTTCCGCCGCCCTCACATACCACGGAGGAGCCCGCCTCCACGTTGACGGTAATCGTGGACTCGAAAAAGGCCAGGGCGGCGGCGTACTGCTTCGCCGTGTCCACCACGATCTCGACGGTGTTCGAGGGGAGGCCGTCCCGCTCCGCCGAGACGCTCCAGGTCCCATAATCCGGGACATTGAACACGACCGCCGCGCCCGTGGAGGTCTGCTCGTAGCTCTTGGAGCCGTTGGAGCACGTCACAACGGCCCCCGCCGCCACGGTCACAATAATTTGAGGGTAAAGCCCGCCCGCCGCCTGGGCGGTCTCCAGGGCCTCGGCGGCGGTCTTTTTCGCCTCTCCAGCCTCTTTCTTCGCGTCGCTGGCCTCCGTGGAGGCGGAAGTGGCCGCGGTCTGTGCCGTCTCCGCCGCGCCCTGGGCCGTGGCCGCCGCGTCCGCCGCCGTCTGCGCGTCCTCCTTTGCCTGTCCCGCGTCCTGGGCCGCTTTCTCCGCCGTTTCCGCCGCCTCTGTAGCTTTACCCTCCGCCTCGCTTGCGGCCTCTTGTGCGGCCCTTGCGGCGTCCTGGGCGGCCTTTGCGGCCTCCCCCGCCTCCGTTGCCGCGCCCGCCGCCGCCGTGGCCGCGCCGCGGGTCTCCGAAATGGCGGCGATCAGGTCGGCGTGATCCTTCGCGGTGAAGTTCCGCCCGATCAGCTCGCCCGCCGTCCAGGCCCGGGCCGTACCCTCGACCCCCCGCTTGCACCCGGAGAGGGCGGTCTCCGTTTTGGCGGTGTAGAGGATGGTCTCTCCCTCCTCGTCCGTTCCAATGGTGGCGAGGTTCGGGGCGGGCGGAAACGCCGAGGCGTCCGAGACCTCAATAATGGTATCCGCCGCGCCGAGGTTGTTTGTGAGGGTGGCTTGCGGCGAAAACGCAATACCGGGATAGAGCACTGTTGCCATATAAAAACCTCCTAAACTGTTTTATCCCCGCGGGATTGTATAAAGCCCTGGACAATTAGATCAATGCTGATATAGGCGAGGTCGTCCGGGCGGACCTCCAGGGACAACCAGCTCCCCCGGGGGATCATGTTGTCCGAGCCTGTCAATAGGTCCGTAATATCGAGCTCCGCCGTCCTCCCGGAGAAATCCGCTTTTTTTATCCCATTGATATAAAGCCCGAATTTTTGAGGGTTCCCATATTGATAAATCCCCGGCGTGATATTGTGGGAATGGGAGGGGACCGTTACCTTGTGGGAGTGCCCCGGGATCGTGATCGTGTGCCTATGGTCCGGGATGGTGACGCGGTGAGAGTGGCCGGGGATTGTGGTCGTGTGGGAGTGTGCCGGAATGGTGAGCCTGTGCGAGTGATCGTCTACGGTGTGCGTGTGCGGCGGGATGGTGTGGGAGTGGGCCGGGTGGATATGGGCACCGGAATCCACCCATACTTCGTATCCGTCCGCAATCACGGCCCCGTTTTCATCCACGCCCCCATATATTGCAATCCGCACTCCGTTATGGAGGCCGTGGTTGTGGACCGCTTGCCCGGTGGTCTGGCTCGGGAGGACGTTCGAGCTTTCGAGGGCCGTCGCGCTGGAGGTGGCCCCGCCGCCGCTGGAGGTAGTTTGTCCGCCGCCGCTTGTGGTGGTCGAGGTGGTCCGGCCCCCGTCCGAGCTTGTACGGGTTTGGTCGTCGCTGGTGGTGGTGGTTGAGGTGGTCCGCCCCCCGTCGGAGCTCGTGCGGGTTTGGTCGTCGTTTGTGGTAGAGGTGACAACCTTCGCGGCGTCGCTCTCCGTGCTCTTGGAGTAGGCCCGGAATTTTGTCATTCGCACCTTGACGAGGACCTTGTTTATAATCCGCATTTCCTCCGGGATGAAAAAGTCCATTACCGCCCCGGAGGAGCGGTCACAATTCGCCTGGAGGGCTTGGCTATAAATTTGGGTTGCTCCCTGGGCGTATGTCTGCTCAATCCTCTGGCGGTCCGCCATATCGGCCAGGGAGGAGGCGATCGAGGTCTCCTTGTTCGCCACAACCAGGGAGGACCGCTCCGCGTCCTCATAGTCCCGCTTAATCTCTGTTATGAACGTGTCCACGCTCTCCCCGATCTCCGGGTAAACCATACGGAGGCGTTTTCCGACCTCGGCCTTGTCAAAGTCGGAGGCGGTCATTTCCTGATAGCCGACCGAATAGGAGACGGCGGGTTCCTGGAGCTCCCGGAGCATAGCCTCCGCCGCGGCCTTGAGGGAGGCCGGGTCCTCATAGCGGCGATCCGTCCATACCCTTTCAATAATCCCGTATTTGTCCGTGATTGCTTTCGGGCTCTGGAGGTATGGGACGCCCCCGTTCACGCTCCCGATCCCGAGCTGGTTCACGCCCTCGCCATAGCCGAGGGGATAGAGGCGGGTCACAATATTTTGAGGGTCCCGGCTCCGCTGGTAGCTTGTCATATTGTGCCGCCGCCGGACGTACATTTCC